TTATGAGAATGTACCGAAATTTGGGTCAATGAATGATTATATGACTTATAGGGATAGCGAGGCCCAACAATTTGTACCATTATCAGAAAAACAAGCATTAGATTATTTGAAGAATCGCGAGAAAACAGCAGACCAAGATGCAGTAAGAAGAGCATATGAACTTGCAAAACAAACAGAGGAAGCACAAAAAAAACAAAAGAATTTTTGGAGTAATATTCAGTTATTGAATAATAAATAATGTCTTAATAAATAATTTAATATATAATAATATTATATGGCACCAAAAGGCAAAAGTGATTCCAACAATTATACAAATATTATATTAATTATTGGATTAATGTTTATACTTGCATATTTATATAACAGATATCAAAATAAACAAGATACTTTAAATATGACAGATAATTATGAAGTTATTCGTCAATATTTATTAACTGACCCATATACAGACGGAAATTTAGGTAATGTTAAGAAACCTATTTTATGGATTCCAGTTCATTATGAATATAATTCACGTAATTGGTTATCATTTGGTAGTCGTAGTTCATTTGATTTAAATCAACCTTATCTGTATTTGACTGTCAGAACTATTATTTCTCAGTGTTCCAATTCTTTTCATATTTGCTTAATAGATGATAAATCGTTTGCTAAATTATTACCTGGATGGAAAATTAAGATGGATAAAGTCAGTGGTTCTACAATAGAATATGCACGTCAACTAGGCCTTGCAAAATTATTACATGAATATGGTGGTTTAATTGTTCCGCCTAGTTTTGTGTGCATGCGTGACCTCATTGGTCTTTATGACATGGCAGTAAATAACAATAAGATGATTATATGTGAGACCATAAATCGTAACATAACTTCAACAACAAAGGAACTTTTCCCAAATATGAATTTTATGGGGGCGCCAAAGGGGTGTCAAATAGTGGGAGAATTGGTGGATTTTATTGAGCGAACAATGAAGAAGGATTATACAGCAGCGGCTGAGTTCTTAGGTGAATTTGATAGATGGTGTGAGTATCGTGTAAGAAAAAATCAGATTATTAAGATAGATGGAAAGCTTATTGGTACAAAAGATATGAATGATAAAATGGTTTTAATAGACGATTTGTTATCCAATGAATATATAGATTTTTATGCAGAGGCTTATGGAATTTATATACCTGCTGATGAGGTATTAAATAGGAGACATTATGAATGGTTTGCTAGAATGTCACAAGAACAAGTATTAAATGGTCGTGTGATAATTTGCAAATATATATTGCTTTCTACTGCACCAGATGCTAAGATGGGTGTAATTGAACCATTAAGAAATAAACCAAACTGGGTTGGATTTTGGTCTACTCCATTAGGAGAACCTTTATATGGTATGAAACCAATATATTTACCTGATGATACAATAAAAATACCATATCCTTCAAATTAAAAGTATATAGTAAAATTATATAGTAAAATTATAAATATTGGAACACACATCTAATCATTTCTACAGGCAGATTATATTTATCAAAGATAGGTTTCAATAATAATCTATATAATATTTGCTGTTTTAAAAGATTATGTTGACTTACTTGATTCAATATTGCACCTAATGTACAACAAGGAGACCAATTATCATGACATAAAAGACTACTACAACACAAACAATTTGGACGTTTATAATAAGTAGCATTACTATTTTCTTGATAATACATATCATTCGGATGATAATATAAGTAATCTATTCTGTTAGGCATTTGTTTTATTGTAAAACGGTAATCAGAACCATTTAACATTAATTTTGTAGGTGGTTTAAATGGATATTCTGGTGGAATTGTAAATATTAGACTATTCATTTTTGGAGTAATAACTTCAACATAGATATTTTCATCGCTTGCAATTTGTGGTAATAAAGTGGCTTCATAAAAAGGAAAATTATCTGTAATATTTTGAACTTCTCTTTTTATACGTCTTTTGGATGGATTATTAAATTCATTATAAAGTTCCATTTATAATTAACTGTTTTATATTGTAATGTATTTATATTATAAATTATTGTAATCAATTTTTTATTATAATTTATTCATCTATAACTTTTTATTTCATAAACTTATGAAATAAAAGAAAAGAAAATAAAATAAAATAAAATAATTAATAATTTTTATTATTTTATATTTTCGGGATTGCAAGAACTTGAAGGTGTAAAAAATATAAAATAAATAATAGAATAACTAGATTTATCGTATTTTATTTCGGTAGTGTATTCTATTTTGTTAAAATTGCAAATCTGACGTATAATAGTAACAAAATTATTATAAGTTAATTTGCGGTCAATATATTTGCGTTTAGAAATAAAATAATAAGATTTAGAGAAATCCAAGAATTTTTGAATATCTTCATTATACACTCCTTTTTTAAATGAATCAGGATTTAAAATATAACAATTCTCCATTTTAAAACAAATTTTATCTAGTAATTCATATAATTTTTCATTTGGTATATTATTTTTGAAAATTTGTGAAGACATTATGGAACTAATATAATTATATATTATTTAATTATTATGTGTAAATAATATATTTATTACTAAATAAATTTTCATGAAATTTTTAGAGTATTTTTCTTTTCATTATTTATTTCATAATTTCAATAATATTATTTGTAAAAAGTGCTAATTCAATTTCCTCTTCGTGAATATTATGAAATGCACTAATATATTTACAAATGAATGGAATAATCTCATATTTTTTATTTTCATCAATATTATTTGTAATTTTTAAAAATAAAAAGAAATTATCCAAAATATCCATAACAGAATAACCTTTATCATAAATAGTGTAAAGTATTTTAATAGAATTAATTAAATCTCCATTTTGAAGTGATTGAATATAATTATTAAAAATAGAAAAACTAATATTAGTACAAATTGACTTGGCTAATTCAATATGAATAGTTTCATTTAATAATTTGAATTTTTCTAAATAATTAATAAGAATTTTAGCAGAATTATTGCTGATTTCAAGAATAAAATCCTTAGCATCATCCAATATATGAATATTTTCATTTAGACAAATTTTATTCATAATTTTTTCCATGTTTTCTCTCTCTAATGGTTTTATTTTAATAATAGTAAATCGGGATTGAAGGTTTTCAATTACCTTTTGGATATTACTACAAGAAGATATAAATTGAACATTATTACTATATTTATCAATGCAATTTCTAAAAACCTGTTGACTTTGTTCATTGATAAGATCAATATCATCAAGAATAACAATTTTCTTTTTGTTTTTAATAATAGAACAATTTTGACAAAATGTTTTAACATCATTACGATAATAATTGATTCCTTGTTCTTTCAAATTATTAATGTATAATATGTTATTTTCATATTCAGATTCTTTGAATCCATCATAATACTCTCTGATAACTGCATTTAAGAGAGAAGTTTTACCATATCCCATTCCACCAATTAAAAGAATATTTAAGTTATTCATTTTAATTAAAATTTTCAAAATAGAGATTATTTTGGTATCAATTTCAAAATCTGCAAATCTAAATGGTTGATATTTATGGATGAATAATTTATAATCCATGAATTAATAATTATATAAGTAAAAACCTATTTAAGCTTATCTAATATTATAATATTATAATGTCAAAAGAAGACTTTTATAAAATACTTGAAGTGGATGAAAAGGCATCTGCTGATGATATAAAAAAATCATATAGAAAACTATCTTTAAAATATCATCCTGATAGGAATCAAGGTAATGTAGAAGCAACTAAAATGTTTCAGAAAATTTCAGAAGCTTATGAAACATTGGGTAATGAAGAAAAACGCCAAGAATACAATATGATGAGAAATAATCCATTTTTTGGTGGAGTGCATCATAATGGTTCACAATTTCAAGATATGGATGATTTATTTAGTATGTTTTTTGGAGGTGTTCCAGGGCCTTTTCAAGGAATGCATGTGCATACCCAAGGTTTCCCACACCAGCAGCAAGGTTTCCCACCTGGAATGGCTGGTATATTTAGTGGTGGAATACCAGGTGGAAATATTCGTATATTTAGAAATGGTGTACAAGTAAATTCAATGATGGAGAAGCCACAACCAATTGTTAAAAATATAGAGATTTCTATGGAACAAGTATTATCTGGATGTAAGTTACCGATTGAAGTAGAGAGATGGGTTCTTGAAAATGGTAATAAAGTAATTGAAAATGTAACAATTTATGTAGAAATTTTTAAAGGAATAGATAGTAATGAAATTATTGTTTTGAAGGATCAAGGGAATGTATTAAATGATATGTGTAAGGGAGATATAAAGATATTTGTGAAAGTTGTGAATCATCCAAGGTTTGAGAGAAAGGGATTAGATTTAATATATATTCATAGCATTTCTCTCAAAGATGCACTTTGTGGATTTACATTTGAACTGAAACATTTGAATGGAAAGTCTTATACAATTAATAACAAATCAGGGAATATTATTCCTCCAAATTATGAAAAAATAATTGCCAATATGGGATTAACTAGAGAAGAACATATTGGTTCTTTGATTATTTATTTTAAGGTAAATTTTCCCGAGACTTTAACAGAATTGCAAATTACAGAATTATCTAAAATTTTATGAAAAAATTGATTAAAAATAAGAATTAAATATAAATTGTATAATAAAAACACAGATAATAGAAATGCAAACCAATGATGAGCCAACTACCCAAATGGTATACCCTGCGCAGACAATAGAGAAAAATAAAATATATAATGAGGATTGTATTATTGGTATGAAGAAATTACAAGATCAATGTGCAGATATTGTTATTTGTGACCCTCCATATAATATTGGTAAGGATTTTGGTAATAATAGTGACAAACAGGATATGAATGCATATTTGCAGTGGTGCGATGAATGGATTGAAGAATGTTTGCGTATTTTAAAGCCACATGGTACTCTGTATATTTACGGATTCAGTGAGAATTTAGCATTTATTCGTACAAGATTGACATGTAATGTGAGGTGGTTAATATGGCATTATACTAATAAGGTTACGCCATCACTCAATTTTTGGCAACGTACACATGAGAGTATTTTATGTTGTTATAAAGAGAAACCATGTTTTAATAGAGATGATGTGAGGGAACCATATAGTGATGGATTCTTGAAAGGTGCAGCAGGTAAGGTGCGAAAAAGTACAAAGGGGCGTTTCAGTAATGGAACACAAGAGACAATTTATAATGCACATGAAGGTGGTGCATTACCGAGAGATGTCATCAAAGTGCCTGCATTAGCTGGAGGTGCAGGTAAGAAAGAGCGTGTAGATCATCCGACACAAAAGCCGTTACAATTATGTGATAAATTATTGAAGGCGGCCTTGAATAAAAATGGTGAATCATTGGTGGTAGTGCCATTTGTAGGTTCAGGTTCGGAATGCGTAGCTGCAAAACATTTAGGTATAGATTATATTGGATTTGAAATAAATCCTGATTATGTTGCATTAGCAAATGATAGATTACAAGAATTATAGATATTAATAAAATCATATAAATAAAAATAAATAAAGATAAATAGAATTAACAATGGATGAAGAAAACATAGAAATAAGAAAAGATATTTTAGAAAAAATGATGATTTTCAAAAATAATACAAAAACAGATATAAAATTAATAAAAGAATTTCTCCAACATTTAGATAGATCTTTTCATAGAAATGAAGAAGATTTTTTAACAAATAATAATTCATATCTGCAAATTTCTTCAATTAAAAAACAAATTTTATACATAAAAAAAGAAATCAATCTTTTATTAGACTCATTCAATGAATTAAATGATATGAAAAAGGATATACAAGAAATAAATAAATCTATATTATTTGAATTTATTTAAAGGAAATTCAAATTTAACTAATTCAATTAAAAATAATATATTTTTCCTTGAAAACATATTAAAGACAAATCATATTATTACAGTGTGAATGGATTGTAATTCCAAACAGCCATAACACATATTTCCATACAGCAAATTCAAACGACATTTATCTTAATAATAAAACCTAAGGGGTTCGAATCCTCTTCTCGGCTTGGACGGCGGGAGTCCCCAAAAATGGAAATAGCAATTTACTACTTTTGCACCTTTTTAAAAAGGGTGTAGCCAAAAATAATCTAGACAATATTTTGGCTACACCTTTCCTAAAGGTGTATGTTTTCATACAGCAAATTCTTTCATAGCCTTTTAAGCTCGTGGTCCCAGGTTCAAGTCCTGGATTGGTTACTTTTAATCAATTAGCTCAGATGGTAGAGCACGTAGAAACCAAGTGAAAACAGCATACAACAATTAAATACCGTTTTTATTAAACCTGAGCCCTGATAGCTTAGCGGTAGAGCATCAGTCTTGTAAACTGAAGGTCCCGAGTTCAATTCTCGGTCAGGGCTTTAAGCACTTAGTGTAACATCGCGAAGTAAATGTAATTTGTAAGATACTTAATTTTTGTATTTTTGCAAAAATTAAATATTATATTATATTAAATGGCAGGAAGGTCAAGGAATGTTAGATTGATTCAATCTTATATTAATAACTCAGATGCACATTCAGGAATTGGTCCTAATAAGCAAGGGACACCACCAAGTATTGGAGTTACACATTATTTATGGTATAATTTGCAGACAGATGCGGCTCCACGCAATACACCTGAGATTCGTTTTCAAATGCTAACTGGAGCAGGAAAATACAATGGATATGGAAATCTCATTTGGTTAGGTATTAAACCACCTCCATATAAGGCATCACCTTATACTACATATAACAATGGACTTTTTTAGATATTTTACAAATTATATTAAGTGCCACCACCAGCATGAGCTGAACCTGTTGATGATTGGTAATTATTAATGTTAACGTCTGAGCTCTCTTTGTAATGAGAACCTCCTAAATTCTGATGCATTTGAGAACCTCCTAGGGTAGAACCTCCTAGGGTAGAACCTCCTAGGGTAGAATCTACTAGGGTAAAACCTCCTCCTCCTAGCTGGAGTTCTGTTCTCCAGTCTTGTGGGGTTAATCCTGTTCCTGTTCCTGTTCCTACTCCTTGTTGGGTTAATAAGTTGCCATTATTTTTTACAATATTACCTTGTTTTTGTTGTTGTTTTTCAGAAATAATATCCAAAATAGTATTACTTTGCAATGGTTTAATTCCAAGGTAAGTATAAAAACGACCACATTTATAACCACTAGAGCATTTCGTAGCACGAATTAGTTTAGCGCGACGAGAAGCAATACTGGTTGCACCTACACCCGCACCAGGTACATAACTATTATAAATACTATGAGGTTGATTATCCATTAATTCAACAGCAAAATTACGGCGACCACCACCACCTGACATTTTCTTATATTGAAATCCTCCTTTTCCGTAATAAAAGTTTCCGTATGGCATATATTATAGATCATGAAAATATTATTTGATGATTACAAAATAAGTAATCATCAATATGAAAACTAAAAACTAAGAAAAACTAAGTAATTCAAAATACCTAAGAAATCTTACGAGTAGGAATATCCGAAGAAACTAAATAAATAGAATTCTCAGTAATAACAATATACTCCGTTCCACTTTTATAAAACTTTGCAATAGGACTAGTATACTCATCTTCACTCTTTACAAGCAATTTCTCTCCATTATCCTTAACACCAATTAATGCCTTCTTATCAAGAGAGAAAGTCCAATAATCTAACATAATAGGCTTATCTTCAACAATGCCCAATTTTGCAGCATGTTTCAGGGTTATATCACTTGGCAATCTATAATTATTTTCTTTACTAGTAGCAGAAGAAGTCACATTTTCTGTTGATGTTTTTTCAGACATATTTATATTATAGAAATTATTATAATCTTTAAATACTTATTTTAATAAATTAAATAAATTTTCTCTCAGAAAAAGGTAAAAAATTGTAAATAATAAAAATCACTAAATATATGAACCAAATCCCTAAATCAAATACTAGTTCAACAGTTAATCAAGTTATACAATCACAATATTCATTACATAATAAAGAAATTTTTAAATCTAAATTAGAGTCAAATATTAATGAAATTATGGATAAATATATGAAATTAGTAATTGAATATTTGTTATTTATTATAGAAAATTTGAATATTAAAAATGTAAATTATAATAATTTTATTACTATTCGTGGTTTGAAAACTATTTCACATGTTTTTAGTAAATTATTATTTTATTCTAATAATCTGGATATTACTTATTTCCACAGCCAAAAATCTTTTTATTTTTATGTTGAATTTATTGGACAAATCTCAGGAGACCATAACTCCTTTCTTCATTTATCTTCAAAAGATGCATCTATTTTTGTATATAAAAAAACTATTTTTGAAATTGATGATAATATTATAAAAAATTCATGTCAACATTCCTGTATTGAAACATTTGATTTATTTGACCAATATACTTATATAATTCTGGTGTTTTTTAAAAAAATAATAAATTTATTAGATTATAATGAATCTATAGAAAATAAAAAAAAATATTTGGAAGAACATAAAATAATTTGCGAAAAAATAACAGATAAAATAATAAAGGAAAAAGTAAATTTAACATATTTTAAAAATATTATTAATTTTATGGATAAATTGGAAAATTGTAAAAATATTAATAATTATCAATATTTTAATATTTTAGAAAATTATATTAAAAAATGCAATTTATTTTGTCCAAATAATCTTGATTCCTACATAATAGATAATTCTTTATTTGATATTTTAGATCAAAATTTAAATAATCCTGATAAATTTATTCAATTGTTATTGGTTCAACATTAATAAGAATACATTTTCGTCTTAATTTCTTCTTCTTATCTTTTAACTGCTCTTTTCCAGATATACCTATCTTTTGATGAATCTGTTGGTATTCTATAGCAAGTATATTTTTCAAAAATTCATAAATAGTTTGCAATACAATTTCTTCACACATTCCAACAATAAGAATACTTCCTGTTCTAAAAATCATAAATGATACTTCAACAATATTCTTAATGAATTTCTTCTCTTCTTCCATAATTTGCGAACCATTTTGAATTTCTTTATCTGGTTGGTAATAAAATTTACATTGAATTCCTGGATATGATGTTGGATCATAAATACATTGAATATTATACTTGTATTTAAGAATATCTGCTAATGCCTCGCGATTAATATAAAATCCACAATTAAAATTTGAATTTATTAAAACTGTATCACTTTTTTGATTATATGATAATTCTTCTTTTACATGTGGTTGTAAAATATTCAAAATATTCTTCAAAACTATCTCAAAAATTGCATCACTTTGTATTCCAGGAATTTCCATTTTTCCAGTGTTAAATACTTTAATATGGAATTCTTTGAATTCATCATTTATCTTTATACGCATTATCATTACAAAACAATTATAAAATGCACTCTTCTTTTTACGACGATAACTCATAATGTCCTTCTTGGAAATACCAATGCTAACTTTACGAATATCCTTAAACTTTATACGTCCATTCGGATTATTAATACTAGTAATAATATTTTCTTCATAATAACTCTCATCTTTAAGTCTTTGTTGTATAATATTTAATTCTTCTATAGTGCTAGAATTAAATTTTATTTGTTTCTTAATAACACCATTTGCTGGTTGTGCATATGGAGTGACTGGAATTGACCAAAATATATCTTTCAAATCAATCATTCTATTTAAATAAGCAATCTTGGATTTTGTTGAAATATAAATATCTGTTGCTTTAGGAGCAACTGTACCATCATCTTCAATATTATCTGATACAGATAATTCTTCATCTTCTGAGTCACTATTATTTTTCTTTGATATAAATTCTGCCCATTCATCATCAATGTTATTACAACAATCCATTGGGGAAGTAGAACTAGATCTCTTGTTATTTTTTGATTTGGTTATTAAGGACATACTCTATTTGAATTTATATCTTTATATTCTTTAAATAGATTTATTTCAATTATTTTCTTATATTATAGAATAATGCCTGGAAAAAAGGTGCACATCATACATGAAAGAGGAATTCAAATACCAATTTCTAAAACATCTCCTACATACAAAAAAAATAATTTAGAGGAAAATTATAATTATGATTTAAATAACAATAATTTTGACCCTACAAAGAGTTCACCACCGAATGATTTCTTGATAAAATTGCAAAAAAGAATGAAAATGTTTGAAATTTTAAAAAAATAATATTTTATATATTATGGCATCTGGACTTACATCTAATTATAATGATAGTGGTTATTCATTTTATGTTCCTGGTACGAACAGTACTAATTTTGGCGATGGAATGATGCTAGCGTCCAGGATAATTGTGGCAGATCCTTCAGGATTGCTACTTGAATCTAGAACTAACACCACTGCCAATCAAGGAAGGAATGGTTCTAATATTTTTTACCCACAACCAGGTACTAGGAATAGGGTGGCCAATAACAATGGTGCTGAATATTTTTCGGATGGGACAACTAGCGGCTCACAAAATGGTAACATAAATTACTTTTACGGTAATTTTCCAACAATCCTACAAGTTACCAATCCTACAGCATTTGTACGAGACGGAACAGTAACAGTAACTCCTGGCAGTGATATTTATAATTTCACAAATCCAGGGGTTTATTTAGTTAATGGAGGCACGAGAGGCGTATTTCCAATTCTATCCAGTGTTCCAAATATACAGAGTTTATTTGAGGCACCGATTAATTCAATAGATTGGATTATAGTTTATCCAGGATGGGGATTTCGTGCATTTGATGGTGCTTCAACCGGACAATCTAGTTTCTATAGTTTAAGTTGGGATGCTATATCATATACTTATTTTAATGATACGAATCAACCTCTTGTATTTACTTTTGCAGAAGATTACGCCAACAATCAGAAGCTGATAGGTTCGGATAGTAGAACTAGAGAACCAACAGCACCTACTGTTCAGATGCAATCAGGATTCATATCTATCCCTATTATGACGCAAGTTAGAGGTAATAGTCCTGGTACTCAAAATGACGATATTCAAAATAGATCATTTGGACATGATAGGATGGAAGGAATTCAAATATTTTTTAGATCAGCAACACCATTATTTAGATTCGGTATGGTAAATGGTAATAGATGATTATAGAATACCTTGTTCTTAATCCTAAAACATTATTTTATATATTATTTTCTTCCTGATATTTGTTAGATGAGTTTTTAATTTATCCTTTACAACCATCCTAGATAATAAAGGAGGAAAGACGCAAAAGCGAATAATTTATAAAACAAGAATTATTACAATCTTGATTATGCATAATATTTTCTATTAAATTTAGAAAATCTTTATTTAAAATCTCAGACCTATTACGAATAATATAATTTAAAAAATCCTTTATTATATTTTTCTTATCAATATTAAATTTTACACTTATAAATTCAATATAAGTATTAATCTCTTCATTTGACTTATTCACCTGAAAATTATTATATAATGTTTCCCATATTTTTTTATCAATAATGTTAATATTTTTATAATTATTTTGATTAGATTGTAAAAAATTTATCATACTACGAATATCAGAGTTATATAGTTTCTGAATCATTTGAAGAGACTCATTGCTTATCTGTATTCCTTCTTTATAACATATATTTGAGAGAAATTGTACAATATCCTCTTCAGGTAATTGATTAAAACGCATACGCATGAACTCATTTTGAAGACCTTCATCAATGCGACTTATATAATTACAAATAAGACAAAAACGCACACTAGTAGAGTAACTTTGTAATAAATATCTTAAAGCTTGTTGAGCGTTTTTGGTCATATAATCTACTTCGTCTAATATTACAAATTTCATACCTTTACTGAAAAGAGTCTTGGAATTTACAAATTGACTAATTTGATTACGAATAATATCAATACCTCTCTCATCTGATGCATTTAAATGAATTATTAATCCCTTATTTACTTGTGATGTCTTCTTTTGATATGCATTTATTAAAGCCATTGCAGTACTAGTTTTACCTGTACCGGGTGGTCCGTAAAGTATTATATTCGGAAAATATTCTTCTACAACAATATTATTCAATATTTTTCTATTTAATGGATCCAAAACAATATCTTCAATTTTTGTTGGTCTATATGATTCAACAAAAGGTGTTCCATTAACAGTATTCATTTAATTATATTAAATTATTCTTTTAATATAATATTAAATAATATTAAATAAATATAGAACCTTAAATATAATACATGCATAAAATGGGAAGTTATCAAAGTTCTGGTTATTTAGAAATTATTATTGGGCCAATGTTTAGTGGTAAAACATCAAAATTATTAGAGATATATAAGCAGTGCAAGTTTTGTAATATTTCAGTAGCAGTTATTAATTATGAAGAAGATACTCGTTATCATGAAACAATGTTATCAACTCATGACCAAATAATGATACCATGTATTCAAACTGATTATTTAGATAAATTATGGTATAAACCAAAAGAACACCAAGAAAATTATGATAAATTAAAAGAACAATATGAAATTATAAAAAATGCACATGTTATTTTAATTAATGAGGGACAATTCTTTTGGGATTTACAAATTATAGTAAAAGATATGTTGAATTCTAAGAAGAAAGTATATGTTTCTGGTTTGGATGGTGATTACATGAGAGAAAAGTTTGGTTCAATATTAGAATTAATACCATTATGTGATAAAGTAACTAAGCTTACATCTTTATGTGGTATTTGTAAAAATGGGACACCTGGTATTTTCTCTCTTCGTTTAACAAAAGAAAGTGAACAAAAGGTGATTGGTGCCAATAATTATACTCCTGTTTGTAGAAATTGTTATGAATCTCATATAGTAACATAATTCCTTATAAAATTCTTCTAAAATTTGGCTAAAATTTGGATAAATATTTGGATTAAATATATTATAAAACTATTTAAACTCATTGAACAATAAACAATATAAATAATGAATGATGGACAGCTTATTAAACCAAAACGAGGAAGACGCTCTAAAAAAGATATATTAGCTGCTGCTGCTGCATTAGCAGAAGTAGATGCTGAGTCATCTGCTTCTAAAAAGGAAAATAATATAGAAGACTCAAATATAAAAATAGAAATAGAGGAAGCACATGCAGTAGCACAAGCAATAGCACAAGTAGTAGAAGTAGCACAATCAGTATCAGTAGAAGCAGAAACAGAAGAAAATGAAAAGTTAGAAGAAGCAACAAAAAATATTTCAGATGAAAATGTTATTTTAAAACCAGGAGTAAAGAAGAGAGGAAGAAAACCCAAAGGTGGCAAAATTATTGTACAAAATTTACAAACAAATTCCCAAAAAGAAACGAAACAAAATGTAATTTTACATTTAAAGTGTTCAATTAAAGATTTGGAATTAAATGGGGATTATAATTCTAATTTAATAAATCCAAATATAGAATCCTATAACTTTTCTTATAATAAGAATGAACTACATTTTGATGTTATTAACTCAAACAATGCTACAAAAATAGAAGAATTATCAAATAATGAAAATTATGTAAATGATAATGAAATGGAACTAGAATTAAGTAATGATAAAAGTCAGTGTGATAAAAAAGAAATATGGCGTAAGTTAAAAACTTTAGAACAAAATTTGCATTTAAATAATATTCCTGATAAAAAGTCAGCATGTTTTTGGTGTTCTTATGATTTTGATAATCCACCAATTCATATTCCAAAACATTTTATTAAAAATTCATATAGTGTTTACGGTTGTTTTTGCACTCCTGAGTGTGCAGTTGCATATTTAATGTCTGAAAATATTGATAGTTCAACAAAATTTGAACGTTATGGGCTTATAAATCATGTGTATTCTAAAATTTACGAATATAAAAAAAATATAAAACCTGCACCAGACCCTTATTACATGTTAGAGCGTTTTTATGGTCCATTAACTATACAAGAATACAGGTCTTTGTTAAAAACTGAAAGATTATTTTTAATTGTTGATAAACCTTTGACACGAATATTACCAGAATTTCATGAAGACAATGATGATTTTATTATTCATCATAAAATTATACCATCCAACAATTATCAAATTAAAAAAAATAAAGATAATAAAAAAATACAGCAAACCAAATCCAATATTGTAAATGAAAAATTTGGAATAATAAGCAATTAAATAATATAATTTTTATATCAAATTTAATTATATTATTTTTATTTATCAGTTTGATTCTTGGCAATTTCCTCTTTTAGTTTTTCTGATTGTTTCTTATTAAAATCAGAAACATCTATTTTTTGACGTATTTGTTTATAAATTTCCTGATTTAATGAAGTAATTTTGCCTTTATTTTTATTTTCTTTTTTATCCAATCCCATATATTCTTTAATTACCTTCATATGGTCATAATTATATTCAATTAATTTTTGCTTTATAGTTTCTTCATCATAATCCGTTTGCCTTGTAATAATTCCTATTTTTTCAATCATGTCATCATTATCTATAATTTCCATTTATTATGTTTATAATTTAAAATATTTTTTAAATCATATTAAACGATTATTACTATTAATAAATAATATATTGAATGGAAAATTCTAAAGAGATACAAGAATTATTGATTAATATAAATCAGGTTCTTAAATCTGGTATAAATAAAATAATATATGATATTCAATATAAGAAATTGACTGAAGAATTAAATAATTGTAAAGCAGAAATAGAAAAATTAAAAAGAACTTATGAAAATAAGCAAAATATTGAGCTTCAAATAAATGAGAATTCAAGTGTTAATGAAACCAAAAGAGTAGATGATATACCAAAATATGAGACTATTTTGAAAGATGATGCAATATCAAGTGATATTAATGGTTTGCAATGTGAGAATTGTGATGATGCAATTAATCCAAACAAAGAAGGTTATCATATTTTGTATAAGAAAAATAATCCTCAAGAAGAGCAGGTATTATGTGGACAATGTTATGATGATTTATTTGATGAATTTAAAAATGAAGGATGGTGTTGTGATGATGAAGATAATGAATTGCCATCTAATGACTTACTTATTGAGAAAGACTCCGAAGATGTAAAGGAAGAATCTGTAGCTGAAGAAGAGGAAGTTGATGAAGAAGTTGAAGAAGAAGTTGAAGAGGAATCGGTAGCTGATGAAGAGGAAGAAGTTGAAGAGGAATCGGTAGAAGAGGAACTTGATGAAGAAGTTGAAGAGGTAGCTGATGCTGAGGAAGTAGAAGAGGAGGAAGAAGTTGAAGAGGAATCGGCAGCTGAGGAAGAGGAGGAAGAAGTAGAAGTAGAAGAAGAGGAGGTGGAAGAGGAAGTTGATGAAGAAGAGGTATTTGAGATTGAGATTGATGATATTACATATTATGCAACAAATGAGGAAAATGGTCCTCTTTATGAGGTAGACAAAGATGGTGATCCAGGAAATAAAGTTGGATATTTAAAGGATGGTGAGCCATTTTTTTATTAATGTGTGCTACTACTAGTAATCAAATTAATAACTTCAAGAGTATGTGAAGATTTTTTAGGAGTTTCTAAAGGACACCCAGGACATTTATGATTTGCACCTTCAACTGCAAATTTATCCCACCAACATTTTGGGCAAATTTTATGAGATTTATTACCCAATTTTCGGCCACATACTGAAGGAGTAAATGGCATTTTTGATTTGAATTTTTTACCACACATACAACAATCATATTTACCCTTTGCATTTCTGTTATTTTTTCTAGTTTTTACCGTTTTTTTATTTTTTGTTGATTTCTTGGTTTTTTTTGTTAATTTCTTATTTTTTTTTATTTTATGTTTTATAGTTTTCATTATAAAATATATCTATAAAATAATATTATTAAAATATAGATAAGCTATGTTTAATATATGTCCTCCAGCTTTAATTTATTTAGTTTTTTCATTAACACATATAATTATTGATACATTTAAAGGGTTATATAACACCGCATTCTTTAAATTTATTATAATGGTAATGGTTACATTTTTATTAAATGTGTTATGTGAAGGTGGATTAAGTTTAGTATCATGGATAATTGTATTTATTCCATTTATTTTCATGACAGTAATAGTTACAATGCTTTTATATATATTTGGTCTAGATGCTGCGTCAGGTTCTATTAATTATAAATGCAAAAATGATGAAACTGTAACAACAACTACAAAAGAAGTAAAAGTTGTAACACCAACAGAAACCTCTTATGTTGTTGTTCCTGAAGCTACAACAACTACAACTACTTATAACAAACCATATCCAACAGGTTCAAGCTCGCCTGCTTATGAAAGTTATCAAAATTTGTAATGTAAAATATTTATTTTTTATAATTTCTCTTGGTGTTTTTTTATAATATATAAATAAAAATTAAATTTTACAAAACAGCTTAAATATATTTAAATAAATACATCTACGAAATTATGTATTTATTAAATACTATATTTTTAATTGCAACAACACATTTTTCTTTAAATTACTTTTTTAAAGAACAATATATGTATTTTTTATACAATATGTCATATATTATGCTTTATAATTTAAGCAAAGTTGAAATTGTAATAAAACAATATTATGCAAATATCATGCAGAATTATTATGTTGCAAAATTGCTAGATACTTTAGAAGATTATTATGTTAGTTTAAAAACATATGATACAGAATTAATAGTTAGTAATGTAATGATTGAACAAATAAAAATAGAAAATTTGCTTTATTTTTATGATTATTCAAAATTAAAAGATGTAGATTTTTTTATTTATACAAAAAGTGTTGAAAAAAACGAGAAGGAAAATAAATTTATTTTATATGATATTTCAGATTTATCAAATATTATTGTTCCACTTAAAAAATGTGAATACCAATTTCTCTCAATGAATATAAAAATAAAGAATCCAGATAATGAAAATTTTGATTTGCATTTGGATTCAAAGAGAGAAACATATTATGTTATAAATAATAGATTGAATGTTATATTTTTTTCTTATTTATTGAAGAGCAAATATGGTATTAGTTCAAATGCATTAACATTACGTTATGATATACAAATAATAGATCAAAATGCAAATATTTGTAATATTAGTGAATGTGATGAGCTGATATTATTTAAAGATTATTATCAGATAATTCCATATGATTATGAGAAAAGTATGATGAAGAAATTTAAAAATTATAATAATTATTTATTAAGTCTGAATCTTACTTCAAACAATAGTGTTTTTAATAATAATCTTGAAAATGAAGAAGATGAAGAAGATGTAGAAGATAAAGAAGATAAATTTGATGATAGTAGTTATGTAAAGGTTAGAAAATAAACAAATACTATAAAACAATATAAAAAAATTGAATTATATTAGAATATATGGTAACTCCGCATAACACAATGGCAACAGATACAAATACCATGAATGAATTTCATAGTTTAGAAAAGTCTTGGGTACTTTATGCTCATTTACCACACGATACTGATTGGAGTTTAAAAAGCTACAAGGAGATTTACCAGATGAACACTGTTGAAGGCACTATTGCTGTTACTGAAACACTTCCAGAAGTATTAATAAAGAATTGTATGTTATTTATTATGCAAAAAGGTGTTGCTCCAATGTGGGAGGACCCAAAGAATCGCCAAGGAGGAAGTTTCTCTTATAAAATTGCAAATAAAAACGTAGTTGAAGTATGGCGTGACCTTACTTATGTTCTTGTAGGAGGAACAATAAGTACCCAAGCATCATTTGTTGCCAATGTGACCGGAATTACTATATCACCCAAGAAAAATTTCTGCATTATTAAGATTTGGATGTCTAATTGTGCAAATCAAAATCCAGCAATTGTTACAAATCTTATCCCAGGATTAATTCCACAGGGATGTATTTTCAAGAAGCATACACCAGAATATTAAATCAATATTTTGTGATATAGATTAACACCTTTGAAGATGTAAAATAAATGATAAAAATTATAAGAATTGATTATTCTTATAATTATAGTTATAATTTTTCCAAATATATTAGAACTGTTATTATTATCTAGGTAGTTTTTTACTTTTTTGATTTTTTTAGTTTTATAGATTTTTTAACTTTTTGATTTTCGTGGCATATTTTATATATTATACATAAATATTAATTTAAAAAAAGGAAAATATATATATTATTGAACACAAATATGACAAGGATAATGATAGAAGAAGTTATGAAACCTACAATTTGCCTGAATATGATTGTCAAAAATGAAGGTAAAATTATAAAGGATACTTTAGAAAAACTTTGTGGAAAAGTGAAATTTGATTATTGGTTTATTTCCGATACTGGTTCAACAGATAATACAATAGAAATTATCCAGAATTTTTTTAAAGAAAAAGGTATTCCTGGTGAAATTGATGAAGAGCCATGGAGGGATTTTGCATATAATAGAACACATGCAATAAATAAGGCATTTGGAAAAACTGATTATCTTTTTATTTTTGACGCAGATGACGAAATTGTAGGTGATTTTGTATTACCAAGTGATTTTGGAAAATATGATAGTTATCATGTTTATTTTGGTAGTGAGAATTTCAAATACTTAAGACTTCCCATTGTAAATAATCGCAAAAGATGGAGATATGTAGGAGTTTTACATGAAGTGATATCAGAAGTAGATAAAGGCCAAACAAGTTGTACTATTGAAGGCAATTATTTTTGGATTTCAGGTCGTTCAGGTGCAAGAAATGAAAATCCAAATAAATATTATGATGATGCTCAAGTTTTAGAAAAGGCATTTAAAAAAGAATTGGAAGATCCAAATGGTGATAAAGGATTAGCACATAGATATGCATTTTATTGTGCTCAAAGTTATAAAGATTGTGGTTCAAAATATCTTGATGAGGCAATTGAATGGTATAAAAAAGTTCTAACATTGAATAATTGGGTTCAAGAGAAATATGTATCTTGTTTAGAATTGGGGTATTTATATAAATCCAAGGGTGACTTAGAGAATGCATGTTTTTATTGGTTGAAAACGATGGAATATGACAAAGAAAGAATAGAGGGAATTGCAAATGTAGCAGAAGAATATTATAATAAAGGATTTCATATACTAACAAATGCATTATATTTAAAGTACAAAAATTACAAGAAGGATTTTGAAGATAAATTGTTTTTACATAAACATAAATACAATGATGTACTAGAATATTACAATTGCATTAGTGCATTTTATGCAAATGATTATGAATCTGGATATGAATGTTGTAAAAAAATTATAATAAATAGATTACTGAGTTTAAATATGGTTAGGTGTGCAGTTGGAAATATGAGATTTTATATAGATTTCTTAAATAAAGATGAAAATACATCAGAATTATTTTATAAATTTCAAGATTTATTGATTGATTTTAAAAAGGAAAATCAAAATTTTGATGACTCTTTTTATAACATATGGCAAATATTATTTGAAAAAAATATGACTTCTTTAATATCATATCCTTCAAAAAATATTATAGAAAAAATTAATATTAAAGAAAAACCAACTGTATTTCTCTCTTTTACTACTTGTAAAAGATTAGATTTATTTGAAAAAACAGTAAATTCTATTTTGAGTCAATGGAAGGATTATGATTTAATAGATTATTGGTTTTGTGTTGATGATAATTCTAGTCAAGAAGACCGGTTGAAAATGAGTCAGTTATATCCATGGATAAATTATTATAATAAAACAAAAGAAGAAAAAGGACATCGTGAAAGTATGAATATTATCTGGAACAAATTGAAACAATTAAAACCCAAATATTGGATACATATGGAAGATGATTTCTTATTTCATTATAAGACAAATTATATTCAAAAAGCAATTGAAGGTATAAAACAATTAGATAATTATAATGTAAAACAAATATTGTTTAACGTGAATTATGGTGAAACAATTGATAATTATAATATAAGAGGAGATGAAAAAATAAATAATTCTGAAGATTATAGTATACATATTCATAAGCAAGGAACATATAATTATATAAATTGTCATTATTGGCCTCATTATAGTTTTAGACCTTCTTTAATAGATGTAGAAACTATTCTAAATTTAGGCAATTTTGATTCAAATAATCAATTTTTTGAAATGGATTATGCAAATAGATGGAATAATGCTGGATATAAAAGTGCTTTTTTTAATAAAATAACATGTAGGCATATTGGAAGATTAACATCAGAAAGAGGAGATAAGAATCAAGTAAATGCATATCAATTAAATGACGAATCTCAATTTTATACTGGAGAATCATTACAAAGAAAAGGAAGAAGAGGTATTTCATTTAAAATAAAAGATATGCAGGATTTTGTAAAAAGCCCTTCTCTCTCAGTTCCTATAAAAATAATTAATTTATTAAAGAGAGAAGACAGAAAAAATCAAATAATCCAGAAATTTACAAATCAATTATTTGAAGAAGATGATTATGAATTTATTGAAGGAGTTGATGGTGCTAATTTAGAAACTACTGAAGAAATAATACAACTTTTTAAGGGTAATGATTTTGGTAGTAGACGTGGATTTATTGGTTGTGCATTAACACATTTGAATTTATGGAAACACTTATTAAATGATAAAGAAAATGATTATTATATCATTATGGAGGATGATATTGAGTTGTGTGATGATTTCAAAGAGAGAATAAGATTATTAGAATCAAAATTTGTATCTAATGAATTTTTATTTTTGGGATATCATATGTTTAGTGAAGAGAGGAAGAAAGTATATGAATTATATAATAATAATAATTTTGAAAATATAGAGATATGTCCATTAGATAAGAAATTGTATATTGGAGGTTATTTTTGTTATTCTATTAATAAAAAAGGAGCTCAAGAGATGATAGACTATATTGAAAAAAATGGCATAAAACATGGTATTGATTATTTGAACAAAATAAACAATGATGCATCATATTTTGAACTCCGTCCACAATTAGTTTTTTCAGATTGGAATGAAGGTGGGAAAAAAATAGATACAAATATTCAGAGAGATTATGATGCGCTTGATTTAACTGATAAAATAATGATGGAAAAATTAAAAACAGAGTTTACATTTATAGCAGGTAAGGATCAAATGAATAATGATATATATAGTTGTAAAAGTTTTGATGAATGTTTGGAAATTGTATTGAATGATAAATCATGTGTTGGATTTAATACACTAGGATTTATGAAAAATAAAATAACAGATTTAACTGTGTCTCCATATTTTGGAAAGAAAGATGGTATTTATATAAAGAACGAAATTTATAAAATATATATGGAAACCCAGGAAATCCAGGAAATCCAGGAAACTCAAAGAAGCGAGAACTTAGAAAAAAAAATAAAAAAAAGATTAGAAGGAATTATTCGCATAAAAATGATTTGCAATTGGTGCAGTTCAGAGGAATTATGTAATTCATGGAGGAATAAATGTGATGATGAAGAGAATTATTCTTGGGGAAATATTCAAATCACTTGGGAAAATACAGATATTGATTATTATGTAATTATTAATCAGCCATTATATGGATCAGATGAATATTATGAACCTGAAAAAACTATAATTTATCAAATGGAACCTTGGGTTTATGATCCTACAAAACCATGGGGCACAAAAACTTGGGGTGAATGGTCTAACCCAGATAGTAGTAAATTTTTACATGTAAATAATCACGTAAATAATTTGAATAATGTTGAGTGGTTATTGAAAAAATCTTTAAAAGAAATAAAAGAAGATATAAATATAGAAAAAGAAAATAAATTGTCAGCAATTTGTAGTAATAAAAATTTTGATGAAGGGCAAATATTAAGAAATAATTTTATAAAATATTTAACAGAACAAGATTTGGATATAATTGATGTGTATGGAAAAGTAAACTATCATAATTTTGATTCTTATATTGGAGAATTAAAAGATGATGATAAATTTAATGGAATTAGTCAATACAAATATCATTTAGCTTGTGAAAATAATGCAGAATATGGTTATGCAACTGAAAAAATATGGGATGCTATTTTATGTGAGTCTTTATGTTTTTATTGGGGATGTCCAAATTTAGAACAATTTATTGATTCTAAAGCATTTGTGCGTTTAGATTTATCAAATCCTGAAGATTCCCTCAAAATAATAAAGCAAGCAATAACAGAAGATTGGTGGAGTCAACGTATTGAAGTAATTAGAAGAGAGAAAAAGAATATAATAGAAAAATTAGCATTCTTTCCAAATTTGAAAAGAATTATTGAAACAAAAAATATAATAAATTGATAATTTGATAATTTGATAATTTGATAATTTGATAATTTGATAATTTGACAATTATTTAATAATGATTTTAATAATAATTATTTAATAATGATATAAAATAATAACGTTAATTAATTTAAATGAAGATATCATTATTACAATTTCTTCTTCTAGTATCAACTTTTATTACATCTAATTCATTTTCACCGCTTCATTTTACGCATGTAAATGAGCCACGAAAATATCCAATTTCAAGACCACATAGACAATCATTCCTTAATCCAAATTCAAATCCAAATCCAGAAAAAAAAGAAATCAATATTCGTCCATTGTTCAACAGATTCAAATATCCACTTTCTAGACAATATTATGAAAGTTATATAAAGCGTTTAAATTCCAAGAATACAAGTCTTCAAAATGAAGCGATTTTAAGAGGCGAGGATTTTTACCATCAAGAGGGTTATGATAATTTATCTGTTCTTAATATATTATTTAACGAAACGCAAAGCGAAACTGAAAACAATAATACAAATCATAACTCAATCTCAGGGTTTCGTGTCATTATAAGTAAGAATATGTTTACTCCTTATCAAAGACAATATGATGAAAACAATGAAAACAATGAAAATAATGAAAACAATGAAAACAATGATTACGATGATGATGACAATTATAGACAAATTAAAAATAAGAAATCTGAGAACTTCAATATAATTACAAAACACTCAATAAAATTTTCAGATATTGGTGGTTATGAAAATGTAAAACAAGAACTACTTCAATGTGTAGATATTTTGAAGAATTATCATAAATATGCAAATTATAGTGTACGAATGCCAAAAGGTATCATTTTAGAGGGCCCACCAGGTAATGGCAAGACGCTATTAGCAAAGGGTTTTGCGGGGGAAGCAAAGGCAGGGTTTATTGCTGTTTCTGGTTCAGAATTTCAGGAAAAATATGTAGGTGTTGGGTCATCTAGGGTAAGAGAGCTCTTCAAATTGGCAAAGAAAAATGCACCTTGTATTGTTTTTATAGATGAAATAGATGCTATTGGTAGGCATAGGTCAGTAGATGGTGAAACATCTAGTTCAGAGCGTGATAATACTTTAAATGAGTTGCTCGTTGCTTTAGATGGGTTCAAATCAACTAATGGAGTATTCTTGATTGGAGCAACAAATAGGGTTGACTTATTAGACCCAGCACTAACAAGACCAGGACGTATTGATAAGAAGATTTTTATTGGTCCTCCAGATAGTGAAACGCGAGAGGCGATTTTAAGAATTCACAGTAAAGGTAAACCATATGATGACTCTATTATAATAAATGATTTAGTTGATTTAACGATGGGATTATCAGGAGCACAAATAGAGAATATGTTGAATGAGGCAATGTTGAATGCTTTGAGAGAAGACCGCCAAAAGTTTACAATAAAAGATGTAGACAATATTTTAAATAAGATGTTAGCAGGATGGCAGCCTACAGAGCATCATTTTAATAACGATATTATAGAGAATATTGTCATACATGAGATGGGTCATGCAATTGTTGGATTATTTGCAGAACATCATTCTAAGATGACTAAAGTAATTATAAATTTTTCGTCACCGAGAAGTCCAGGATATACAGTATTTGAAGCATCTGAATCCACAATTTATACAAGAGAAGCCTTATTTGAACACTTAGCCATATTATTAGCTGGACGAATTGCAGAGGAAACTTACTCAAATATTTCTATTACAACAGGAGCGATTAATGATTTTGAGGAGGCTTATAAATTGGCTACAAAAATGATTGTGTATTATGGAATGGGCTCAAGGATAATATATCCAAGTAATAGTGATAAATATAAAGAGATGATAGATGATGAAGTAATACACTTAATAGATGAGGCATATGCTTATGCTCAATTTATAATAAGAAATAATTGGAAATTGATAATAGATTGTGCAGATATTTTGAAGCGTGATAAAATAATGAACTCATCTCAAATTATGGAAATGATAGAAACAGGAAAATATTTTTTCTAAATATTGCTACAGTTTTTACAATTATTACAATTATTTCAATTTCAACAGAAAAATAATATTTTATTATAATTGAATAAAATATTATTATATTCATAATGATTATATTTATAAATTATTACAAATCAGCAAGATTTTTCATAGAATAAGTTTGCCAATTGAAATTACTCCATTTATTCTTATTTGATAAATCACTGTATCCTTCTTTTTGAATAATAAGCTGATCAACATGTAAAAAGCAATTAAATTCATCATGAAAATGTCTTGTATAAAAATGATCAATTGTTTCTTTCTTTTCAGCATACTCTGCGATATTACATTGTTCAAATTTATTTAATATAATATCATACATATTACTATTTACAATATAAGCATGATTACACCAAAATGTTCCACGAACCCATTTTCCAATAGTAAAAATACTTTTTGTTAAAATTCCACCCAAATAAAGCATATCCCAATGAGGTGGTAATTCGCTAGATAAATTATTCAATCCATCTATATTTTGAATAAATGCATCATCCTCAAATATAAGAACATTCTTCAAGTTATTATCTTTTGCATATTGAATTGCACCAATATGTGATTCAAAACAACCTATACATGGACACCAATGAATTTTATTTAAGATTGTTTTATGTGCAATTCCAAATGAATTCAAGTGATCCTCAATATATTTTGTCTTCTCTGGTCTCTCTTTCAATGATAAAACTACAATTCCATCTACAAGTGAATTAATGTTACTTTGAGTTTTTGTTATTCCATGGGTTTGTGTTGTTGGTTCACTTATTTCAAAAACAATATTTTCACTTACTTTCTCTGAAATAGGAACCACCTCATTAAAATATGGACTATGCATAAGTGTATGATGTAATATAGTTTCAAACAAATGAATACCAAAAACATTCTCACCATGTTTAGTAGAATTATCCATATTTTCAAATGCAGTCAAATTTGTCCAAGGAATTGAGAAAAATTCTTCAGCATTTAGTATGCAAATATTGTATTTTATATAAAAATGTGGATTTTCTTTTAAAAGAATAGAATTTGCATCACGAATATGATATGCCCAAATATCCATTCTTAAACCAGTTTTGAAACTATCTAACCATATTCTTAAAAATTCATTCTTTGGTTTTGAAGCAATAAATGCATTAATAAGACCATCATTATTTGCATTTTCTTTTGAAATATAGAAATCATGTTTAGAGTCAAAGATTGATTCAAAGTTTTTAAATATTAACATATCAATATCCAAATAAATTCCACCAAGTTCATATAATTTTTCAATACGCACAACATCTGCTTTATATTGAAAATGTTTCAAATTAAAACCATCAAAAGTAGAGGGTGGTATTATATTTTCAATTCTAACACAAGGATATTTTACAATGTGGTTCCAATATTCATTTCCAACTGGCTGAATCTTATTATAAATAATTATTTGATAATTTGGCATATTATCTATCATAGATTTTATACATTTATAATGGTATGACATAAATTCGGTTTCTCCAAAAAAAAGTAAATGTATAATTTTTGGAATTTCATTAAATTCAGATTTTGGATATATGTCTCTCAAATTATTTTCTATATTTTTCTTTAGATCTTCACTTAATTTATCATTATAAGTTAATAAATTTTCTAATAATTGAATGCTTTTACTTGGATTATTATTTTTTTCTAATATTGCATTATAAAACATAATTTGCATAGTATCTTCATCCTTTATTTTTTCAAAATAAGATAAATACAATTCACATATTTCTTTTGTTTTCTTGAATCTATTATTTAAAAAATAAGATGAAGCAGTATTATATAAGGTTTTTTTATTCATACTTTTATATTGGTTAATTTTACATAAAGATTCACCATTTTCTAAAAAATTATAATAACCAATAACCATTCCACGCCCCCAAAAATAATCAAACTGTGATATTTCAGTGACATATTTATTTTCTAACATTTGATTCCAAGCATTATTATATCCTTCATTCCAAAAAGCATAATTGATTGGATTTCTAATATAATTATTAAGCATAACAATTGTATTTTTACTGGAAAGTGATGCACATTTTAATAAATCTGAATAAGGATGATGTCCTCTTCCACCATCAATAAAAATCATATCAAATACAAGATTAATACCTTTATCTGAATTATTTTCAATAAAATCATCTAATGTATTTGAAGAATCCCCTTCTATTAATATGTGTCTATTTGGAAAAATTTGGTCAATATATCTTTTACCAATTTTATGATATTCTTCGTGTGATAGATCAAATGAATAAACGTTTGCATTGCTACATGATAGAAAAAGTAAACTACTTTTGCCTAACCCCAAACCAATTTCTAATATATTTTTTGGATTATTTACAGCCATAATTTCTTTTATTTTCTCTAGTTGACTACCTATTTGATAACAATTTCCATCATTTATTTGATGTGGATACAAATTATCTAGTTGAGAAACTAAATCGTGATAATTCATTTTATTTACTTATATATATTTTTTTAAATTATAAATAACTTAAAATAATTATTTAAAAATTAATAACTTAAAATTCATATAAATGATTGTAGAAATTAATAAAATAAAATATGAAGTATGTGAAGGAGAGTTTGAAAAATTTCAACATAATGAATATAATAATTTAGTTATTTTGAAAAATGTTGCTAAATACGAAAGAATTACTTCTCTCTTAACAACTATTGGAAAGGAACTTAATATATCTAATTGTCTATTTTATAATGTAGACCATGGAGGCTTTATTCCATTGCAGTGTTCAAAATATTTTAAAAAAATTTTTCTCAAATTAACTTCTGAAACAAATAAAATGAATATATTTAAAAATTTGTTATCTCAAAAAATAGAAAATGTAAATTTTATTGAAAATATAAATCAATATAATCAATATAATTATATAATTTTTTCTGAATCAGTTGATAATATTTTATTACCAAGTTCAAATATAAATATGAATATGAATAATTTTATAGTTTCTTCTTATTCTGAAGAAATTGAAAGACAAAATAATAATTATTCTATTTATTCAATCTCAAATACAAATTTATATTTATATGTTCCTAAAAAATGGCATGAAAATTGGTTGAAATATTTCCATTATTACATAAATATTGATGAAAATACAGGTAAAAAAATATTGAATTATGATAATTTAATAAATTTATGCATTATGGTGAAAAATGGAGGTGAACAATTTGAAAATATGTTAAATAAAAATAAGCATTTAATTGATCAATGGACAATTTTAGATACAGGTAGTACTGATAATACTGTTGAAATTATTAAAAGAGTTCTGAATGATAAAAAGGGTACTTTATATGAGGAACCATTTATCAATTTTCGTGATAGTAGAAATCGTTTGCTTGATTTAGCTGGTCAAAGTTGTAAATATATTTTGATGTTAGATGATACTTATATTATCAATGGAGATTTGCGTGAATTTCTTAATGATGTTCGTGGAGATCAATTGTCCGATTCTTTTTCACTTTTTATTAAATGTGATGACACTGTATATGCTTCTAATCGTATTCTTGTATCAGACCGAAAATTACGTTATTTATTTAAGATTCATGAAGTTATTCAAGAAAAAAACAATATTAATGTGGTGATTCCTATTGAAAAGTCGCATATTTTTGATGAGAAATTTGAATATATGCAAGAGCGAACTATGAATAGAAAAAAGCTAGACCTTAAACTGTTATTTGAAGAATTAGAAGATGACCCAAATAATCCAAGGACACATTATTATTTGGGACAAACATATAATTTATTAATGGAGTATCAAAAAGCATTTCATTATTTTATAGAAAGAATGAATCATCCAACCGAAGGATTTATTCAAGAAAAATTAGATGCTGTATTTGAGGCTGCTCGTATTGCAAATTTCAAATTAAATAAACCATGGGAAGAATGTGAGAAACTTTATTTAAAATCATATGAACTAGATAAAAATCGTCCTGAGGCAATTTATTTTATTGGCATTCATTATTTTTTGGAAGGTGAAAGGACAAAGGCATATAATTATTTTAAACTTGCTTACGAAATTGGGTATCCGATACATTGTCAATACTCTTTGAAACCGACCTTAAGTTATCATTTCTTACCAAAATATTTGACAGAACTATGTTATGAAAATAATAATTATTTACTAGGAGAAAAATGTGCTCGTTTATTTCTAGATAATAATTTGCCAACTGCAGATAGTTATCAAATAATTGACTCATGGTATAAACTGTTTGTAAATATTAATAAATTCTTATACTTAAATACAACATCAAATAAAAATAATTTGTTGCCTAGTTTTGAAAATAATAAAAAACCTATATTATGTTTTGTTGCTGATGGTGGGTTTAATAAATGGGCAGGAAGTACTATTTTAACAAATGGTGTTGGTGGTTCAGAGACTTATATTATTGAAATGGCGAATCATATTCAAAAGCAAGGATATTTTCAAGTAGTGGTTTTCTGTAATTGTGAAGAATCAGAAGACTTTGAAGGGGTCCAATATTTCCATATTTCGCTTTATTTTGATTTCATAAGAGAGAAATATGTACATACTGTTATTATTAGCCGGTTTTCCGAATATTATCCTGCAACCATAATGGCAAATGTTGATAATATTTATATGGTTGTCCACGATTTAACATTTTCTGGAGTTGTAATTCCAATTCATCATAAGCTTCGTAAAATTTTTTGTTTGACAGAATGGCATGTGAGTTATTTAACACAACAATTCCCTGTATTAAAAGATTATTTGGTACCATTTTATTATGGTATTAATCCATTATTCTCTTTAAAAAAATCAATTCCAAAACATAGTGAAAATTTCAGTGATAACTTGAAAATGGAAATTTATGAAACAGAAACAGAAATTAAAAAGCATAAAAATAGTTTCATTTATTCCTCCTTCCCAAATCGTGGGCTTCTACAACTGCTACAAATGTGGCCAAAAATATGGACAAAATATAATAGTGCATCTTTACATATATATAGTGATATTGATGGTGAATGGGTTAACAATACAGAACCACAAATGATGAAAGAAATAAGGGAACTTCTCTCATATTTGAATAAAGAAAACTCAAATTATAACATTCATCTTTATGGTTGGGTAAAAAAATCTGAATTAGCAGAAGCTTGGAAAAAGGCAGAATATTGGTTTTATCCTTGCACATTTATGGAAACCTTTTGTTTAACAGCATTAGAAGCTGCCTTAACAAAAACAATTGCAATAACTAATAACTTAGCTGCTTTGCAAAATACAGTAGGAGACCGTGGACTAGTTATACCAGGAAATGCATGCGAAATTGAATGGCAAGACCTTGCACTCTCAAGTTTGTTCTCTTTAATTGAAGATGAAGAGAGAAAAAGTAATTTAATAGAAAAAAACTATAAATGGGCATTGAATCTTTCTTGGGAAAACCAAGCACATAAATTGTTAAATGAACATTTGCTAACAAATCAACTTCAAATTATTGGAATGTATAATTGGGTTCATGATTTGCCTCCTGGACAAAAAGCAAGAGATAAATTTGAAAACGCTATTGAACATTTTAATTTGAATAACAAGAATATTAATCCAAGAGTTTTGGAAGTAGGAACCTATGCAGGTATTTCTCTCATTAATATTATTTTAAGAATTCCAAATAGCATTGGATTTGGAGTTGACAGATGGGAGGATTACAATGAAGATAATATTAATATCTTAAAATCTATAAAATCAAACCAAGTGGAAAATTCTTTTTATCATAATATACAAATTTCTGGATTACAAGAGAGAATAAGAGGAATCAAAGGTGATTCTGTTAATGTTTTACTTGAACTCGTGAAAAAAGAAGAAGTATTTGACTTCATTTATGTGGATGGAAGTCATAAATGTTTGGATGTTCATTTAGATCTTTTTCTCTCTTGGAGGCTTCTAAGAAAGGGTGGAGTCCTTGCAATAGATGATTATATGTATAATTATGATAAGGTCAAAGAAGAGCCATTGGAATATCCATTTGAAGGAGTGAATGATTTCTTAAAAAAGCATGAAAAAGAATATTCCATTTTAAGTAAGGATTATCGTATCTTTCTTGAAAAAAATAAAATAATAATGAAAAATTAATTGATACACGATATATGCAAACAGTTAAATAATATTATAAATATTTTTAATATTATTTACTAAGAAAAATATAATTTATTAAATTTAGAGCAACGCGTATTTTAAATGCCGACTTTATTAGCAAAAAAAAATACGAGCGCTTCCTCCTAAAAGGAGGATAAACTAAATTCTATGTAATGGGTTTATCATCTGCTTACTTTATGGTAGATAAGCAAATTCCCATCTAATGTTATTTCATTTACTACC